GGGACATTAGTGAACCCAAAGTAACTAGCAGCGCCGGCAAGAGTACCAGCGGCCATCTCGGTCGCCTTAGCATAGGCCCCAATCACAGGTATCCTCGACAGGGCACCAGCGGCCGCCTGCACGCTACTCGCTGTGCGAGACACTTGTTTATCAGCAACGAACTCAGACTGAATGATGGGTAAGTTGGTGGGACCACTGAGTGCCACGTCCTCAGCCCAAGCATACACCTGGATGTCCACATTTGAGGAACTGGTTCCGTTGGCACTAAGCAATGGAGCGTACTGCCATAACTGTAGGTAGCCCATGTTTGCTAGTGTTGTGCTCTGTGTGATGTCCATGTAAGGGTAAGGGTATATGAAAGGCAGTTCCATCTCAGCCGTGGAACAATTCTGGTTCTCTATCCATACGTGCGGTTTCTGTGATGTGGCAACGAGCGCGAGCGAAGCGTTAACTCCGACGTAAGCTGTATCATTGCGCCATCCTGATAGGGGCGTGTACGCCGCCATCATAGAACCATAGTAAAAAGGAGAACCGTTTACCAAGATCTTGATCTTGATCTTGGCACACATGAGCCCGTAACCCGCAAGTTTATTTGCCATATTCGAATTGGCGAAGAAGGCCTGCCACGGATAAATCGTGGTCTTAAGTCCATTTGAGCCATTCTCAGCCCATGTGTAAGATGCAATCAGTCGTGGTCGAGACAAATAATTTGCAAGGTCTTGTGGAAGCTTCATGGAATCAACCAATGAATTAACGTTGCTCCCAAAGGAAATCTGAACGCCCTTAGGTTCATTCTTGAAGACAGTGTTCTGTTGGCTCACGTCACCACTTCCGTTGATAGCGTGGTCTGGCATTGACACCGTATCATACTCGATGTCAGCTTGAAAAACCACGTTAAGCCAACGTTTGCGCTTCTTATCACGGCGTTGCTTGTGGTGCATATGGGTGATGGCTTTCTCCACTACCAAAGGGGCCATATCCCTATCAGATGGTGTGGGTGTATTTTTGTTGTTTTTCATATAATTCTTGCTGAAATCATTGTTGTCGGGCACAAGAGCGATCTCACACTTCTTGGCCTTAGGAGCATGCTTAGAGGACAACCCAACTCTTCCGTAAATACGGTCTTCGGAGGAACACTCCATGGTGGTCGATCCCCAGGGATCCACACTCCACTCCATCTGAAGCTCCAGATCTGATGCGTGGCAGTAACTATCCTTGGGGTCCGTGGTTTCGGAATCTAATTCAACAGGCACCAACTGGCGAGCCTTAAGCTTC